TCTGCCTTTCCCTCTCCGATGCAGTCCGAGATTCACCAAGACAGTCCATTTACAGCCAGACCAGTCGTGAATTAACCCGATGCCGGCCAAGCAGTCCAAAGCCCTACGAGGGGCAACCAAACCAAGGCTTGCCAGCATTCCATTAAAGGGCGCTAACAAGCTGCAAGATGTCAAAGACCTATGCACGATCATAGATATGCCGCTGCTACCTTGGCAGGAGTACGTCCTCAAGGACATGTTGGCCGTGGACAAGAAAGGCATGTGGATTCGCAAGACAAACCTGCTTCTTATCGCTCGACAGAACGGAAAGACCCACTTAGCTCGTATGCTTATCTTGGCTCACCTGCTTAAATGGGATAGTAAGAATGTCCTTATCATGTCTTCTAATAGAAGCATGGCCCTGGACACCTTTAGACAAGTCGCTCAAGTATTGGAGAATAATGACCACCTCAAAGGCTTCGTTAAACAGATCAGGTACGCCAACGGCACAGAGTCTATTGAGATGCTGGACGGAAGAAGGCTGGACGTTGTTGCGGCAACTAGAGATGGCTCTCGCGGAAGAACTGCAGACTTCCTCTTCATTGACGAACTCCGAGAGATTAACGAAGAAGGATATAGAGCGGCTATCCCTACAACTAGAGCGCGTCCAAATGCTCAAACGCTTCTTACCTCAAATGCAGGAGACGCTTTCTCGGTAGTCCTAAATGGCATGAGAGAAAGGGCGCTAGAGAACCCACCAAAGAGCTTTGGTTATTATGAGTATTCGGCTCCCCAATATTGCAAGATTACAGATCGTGTTGGTTGGGCTCAAGCCAATCCAGCACTCTCATATACGATAAGTGAGGAATCCCTTGAAGAAGCAGTTGCGACAAGCCCGATTGAAAACACTAGAACTGAGTTGCTCTGCCAATGGATTGACTCTCTTGCTAGTCCGTGGGCTCATGGAATCCTTGAGGAGACAAGCGACTCAACACTCACGATTCCTGTGGGCGGTTATACAGTATTTGCATTTGATGTCAGTCCGTCTCGCCGTAATGCAAGTTTGGTTGCTGGACAGATACTCCCAGATGGTCGCATCGGAGTTGGAATTCTACAGACGTGGGAGTCACAGGTAAGCGTTGATGATCTAAAGATTGCGGTGGACATTAAGGCATGGGCTGACCAGTATCGCCCGCGCCAAATCTGCTACGACAAGTACACAGCCCAGTCGATTGCGGACAAGCTCTCTAACGCTGGACAAATCGTGCAGGACATCTCTGGGGCATCCTTTTATCAGGCATGCGGAGACCTTAACGACAGCCTCAACTCAAAGCGGCTTGTACATGCGGGTCAGGAGAACTGGATTCAGCAAATGAATAACTGCGCAGCCAAGGTTAATGATTCGGCTTGGCGCATTGTAAAGCGCAAGAGCGCGGGCGATGTCTCTGGAGCGATTGCAACCGCCATGGTTGTTCACATGCTTTACAAACCACAACAGGTAGCGGCCATATACACAGAATAATCTATATGTAGTGTATAATTGCGACCTATGGGTCTCTTTTCGCGTAAGCCGCAAGTAATTGAAGCACAAGCCGCCCCGCACATTATGGGCGATAACCTTAACTCAATTTACAGCTTTACCTTCCCAGTTATCTCACGCCGCGATGCCATGAGCGTTCCAGCTCTTAAACGTTGCCGCGATCTACTTTGCACAGTTGGCACAATTCCTCTTGAGTATAAGAAGAAGTCCACAGGCGAAGAAATTGCTGCACCTCGATGGGTTCACCAACTCTCCAAGTCACAGCCACAGTTTGTAACAATAAGCTGGTTGGTTGATAGCCTTCTTATGTATGGGCAAGCTTTTCTTGAAATTGTTGAAGTTTATCAGGAAGATGGAAGAGGCGCTTCTTTCGAGTGGGTATCTAACACACGCGTCACCTTTGACCTAGATGTGCATAACGTGTATGTAACACAATACTATGTGGATGGCTCACCTCGCCCAATGTCAGGTTTAGGATCACTTGTAACGTTCCAAGCCTTTAACGAAGGCATACTTAATGCTGGCTCTCGTACTATCCAGTCAGCGATTGACATTAACAAAGCCGCTTCCATCGCGTCCGCAACTCCCATGTCGAGTGGCATATTACGGAATACAGGGGCTGACCTTCCGCCAGCAGAAGTTTCAGGATTGCTTGCAGCTTGGAAGCGCAGCCGTCAGAATAACTCTACTGCTTACCTCACTAGCACTCTTGAGTTCCAGTCCACACAGTTCTCACCTAAAGACATGATGTACAACGAGGCAATTCAGAACCTAGCCACAGAAATTGCTCGCCTCTGCGGCATCCCTGCTTACTATGTTTCAGCGGATCAGAACACATCTATGACTTACGCCAATATCTTGGATGAAAGAAAGCAGTTGGTAGCCCTTGCTTTCCAGCCTTACATTTCAGCTATTGAATCTCGCTTGTCTATGGATGATATTTCAACCGCAGGGCATTACGTCAAGTTTGCACTTGATGACTCATTCCTTCGTACAGAACCAATGGAGCGACTTCTTGTAATTGAGAAGATGCTTGAACTTCAACTAATTACAACTGAACAAGCGATGGAAATGGAAGATTTAACTCCAAACGGAAGTGAGACAATATAATGGAAACCTTGTACATCGAAGCCGCCTCTATTGAGTGCAGCGAAGAACGCCGAGAAATTTCTGGCAAAATCGTTCCAATGGGAACGGGTGAAATTGGTCAGACAAATCTAGGCGCATACACATTTGCTGCTGGCTCTATCGAAATTGCTGATCCGACAAAGATTAAGCTGCTGTCACAACACGACATGAAGAAGCCAGTTGGTCGCATGACTTCGGCAGAAGTCCGCGAAGATGGCATTTATGCAACCTTTAAGTTGTCACGTTCATCAGGTGGCAACGATGCGCTTGTCATGGCACAGGAAGGACTTGTGTCTGGCTTGTCAATCGGCGCAGAGATTATTTCATCTAAGCCATCACGCGATGGCTACACAGTCGTAACAGCGGCGAAGTTAAAAGAAGTTTCTCTAGTCACAGAAGCGGCGTTTAAGTCTGCGGAAGTTCTAGAGATCGCAGCAGAGGAAGTTACCCCTGCTGAAACTCCAACTACAGAAAGCGAGACAGCCCCCGTGGAAGAATCAACCACTCCAGCAGTCGAAGCAACACCAGTAGAAGCTGCGGCTGTGGAAGCTGCTCGCCCTACTGTTCAGGCAATGATGTACACAACACCAAGAATTGAAGTTACAAAGCGCAATTACTTGGAAAACACACTTAAGGCTAATGTCTTTGGTGACGATGAATCACGTCAATGGCTACGCGCTGCTGACAACGATCAGACAACAGGTGCAGGATTTATCCCAACACCACAAAGCACACAGCTCCTCAACTTCCTTTCAAACGCAGATCGTCCGATGATTGATTCGGTCTCTCGTGGCACAATGCCAGAGTTTGGAAAAACATTCGAGTTGCCAAAGATTACTGAAGTTCCTCTTGTTGACCAGATTGACGAGAATGGCGCAGTAACAGAGTCACAACTTGAAGCATCATTTATTACAGTTACAAAGAAGTCATTTAAGGGTCGCGCAATTACCACTCTTGAACTTCTTACAAACTCAACACCTGCATTCCTTGATGAACTGCTTGTCCAAATGGAATATGCCTATGCTAAAGATACAGAAGAGTTTGTAACTACAGCAATTCAGGGCGCAGGAACACTTAACGCAACAGCACAGGCTAATTCAGCAACAGGATTGTTAAGTTATGTTGCAAGCGCAGCAGCGGCAGTTTATTCTGCATCACTTGGCTTTGCGCGCAACATGATTGTTACTCCAGAACAATGGGCTAACATTATGTCGTACAACGATGCAGGACGCCCAATTTACATTGCTGCAAATCCTCAAAATAATGCTGGAGCGCTATCACCTACAAGTTTGCGCGGCAACGTAGCAGGACTTGACTTGCGCGTATCTCGCTACATGAAGGGTTCTGGCGGAGTTGGCACAGCCGATTACTCAATGGCTGTAATTAACCCAGATGCTTACACATGGTATGAGGGCGCTCGTCAGCAACTTCGTACAAACATTAACTCTGACGGAACTGTAGATATTCTACTATTCGGTCAGGGCGCACTTGCCACTAAGTTAGCGGCTGGCGCAAACTGGTTTAACCTAACCTGATAACACCCTAAGTCGCTTGGCGGGTTACCAGAGCCCTTGTAGCCCGCCAAGTCTTTAGAAAGGATAACAATGAGCATCACAACAGTCGCAGAGCTTCGTACCGCACTAGGTATTGGAACTCTCTATACTGATGCCGTATTGCAGTCAGTCTGCGATGCCTCTGATGATGTCTTGTTGCCTTTTCTATGGACAAACGTACTTCCAGCAACAGGTCATTCTAATAACGGCACAGCAGGGGTCTTATACTTCAACGATTACGTTGAGGACGTTTTCTATGTCGGGCAGACAATTACAGTCACAGGTTGTGGATCAGCTTTTAACGGCTCAAAGACAGTCAATGCAGTCAATGGAAAAAGCATTGACATTACAACAACTCATGCGGCTAATGTCGTTAAGACTTTTCACCCCATCTACCCTTATGGTCAGGT